ATGATCGACCTTTATTACTGGACCACACCCAATGGCCACAAGATCACGATCTTCCTGGAAGAAGCGGGACTGGAGTATCGAATCAAACCCATCAACATCAGCAAGGGCGACCAGTTTGACGAGGACTACCTGAAGATATCGCCCAACAACAAGATTCCGGCGATGGTGGATCACGATCCGGTCGGCGGTGGGGAGCCGCTGGCGCTATTCGAGTCAGGCGCCATGCTGGAGTACCTGGCGGAGAAAACCGGGCAGTTCCTGTCGAGGGATCTGCGTACCCGCTGGGATACGCTGCAATGGCTCTATTGGCAGATGGGCGGCTTCGGGCCGATGTTGGGGCAGAACCATCATTTCAGTCAGTACGCCCCGGAGAAGATCGAATACGCCATCAACCGTTACCAGAAGGAGTCCGAACGCCTTTACGGCGTGCTGGACGACCTGCTGGCGGATCGGGAGTTTATGGCGGGCGAGTATTCCATTGCCGACATGGCCACCTATCCATGGGCCAAACTCTGGGAGCGTCAGGGCCAGGACATCGCTACGCTACCCAACGTCAAACGTTGGCTGGACACCATCGAGGCACGCCCGGCGGTACAGCGAGCCTACGCGAAGGCTGACGAAATCAATACCAATGCCACGGTGAGCGAAGACAGCAAGTCGGTGCTGTTTGGCCAGGGGCGTCGGAAGACCGGTTGATCAGCTATCTAATCGCCATCTGATCTCGATGATTGCTGACAAGGAGACCTGCCCCGTGGGCAGGTCTTTTTTTATGAATTAAAGCTATTAAATCGCCCCTAATGCGACGGTAATCAACAATATTGGAAGCCCGGTCGAAACCAAAGAGAAATGGTGGGCCTTGCTGGGTTTTTGGCACGTCGTTAACGAAGCAAAGCTTTGTGTGCCAAAAACGGCTCGCATTTGTGATGCGAGACCGGATTAGTCCAGCGACTAACGGGTCGATCTCGAGAGGCAGGTGGACTCGAGCTATCTAAAACCTGGTAGAAATGGTGGGCCTTGCTGGACTTGAACCAGCGACCAATCGATTATGAGCAGGGTCATGGTATTGGTATTTTTTCGTAGGCTTTTGATTTTCAGTGTCTTTAAATAATTGCACAAGCTAAGTGACGTGCGAGTGACATTTTACAGCAGGTCCGCAAGCCGGTTTGCGGCTTCCTCCTGGCTGATTCTCCGGCTGTCTCGATAGAGCATTGTGGTTGATATATCGTCGTGGTCGGCCAGTTGCTGGACCTTCACTGGATCCACGCCTTCACTGAGTAGGGCAGTGATCATCGTTGCCCTCATTCCCCAGTGGAACGGCTTCAGTTTTGGCAATCCGGCGCCGGCGCACATCTTCGACGCGAGCTTAGAGATATCCGCGCGATCGGCGTACCAGGGATAGCCGCGCCCGTTGTCCAGAAAGTACACCTCCCGTGGGTCTCTGGCCTCGATATCGGCTTCCAAGAAAGCGGCCAGCTTCTCGTTGATGGGTTTCAGCGGCCACTTATTCATCTTGTTTACCCATTTCAGTTCCGGGTTGTTCTGCACCCGGATGACTCGCTTGTCCAAGTCGATATTCTCTAGCCGCATAGCCCATATCGGCCCAAGTCTTAGTAGTGAGTGGGTAGCCATCATGTAGGCCCGCAGCATGTTGCGCATATGCTTGATCTGCCGGGTGTCCTCATCCACTTCCGCTTCGGTCAGGCGTTCCTGAATGTAGTTTTTCAGCACGCGCAGGTCGTCGACGGTGTAGGTGTCCATATCCCGCCTGGGCACCTTTGGTTTTTTCAGCGACCAGATCCGGTCGATAATTTCGTGGTCGTAAGCCCAGCGAAGGAAGACTTCAAACTGTCGCAGGTGGCTATTTTTCGTCGACTCGCTCATGGGACGGCCCTGGTAAGCGCAGGTGCCCAAGTGCTTCAGAAACTTGATGTTGTATGAGCGATCGAAATCACGGAAACGATGGTCGCCGATACCTTGCAGGTAATAGCTGATTGTTTTCGTGTACTTCTGCAGGGTCTGGGGCGAGTTCGTAATGGCGACTTCCTCGAGCCAAAGTTTGCTTGCTCTCCGGATGGTGATGTTCTTCTTCCGCTGTTTTTCTATGTTGCGCGCTTCTGCCTTCCCGCTTTGCTCCCGCCGAAGCTTGTCATGCGCGATGTGATAGAGATCGGACAGCCGCCTGGTCTTTTCCGCGTGATCAAGTCCATCCAGATCTGAGACTTTGCAGAGTGTTCGGCGGATACCGCGCCGCCCGCTCTCCCAGCCTTCTATTGGGTCGTGGGGAAACTCGCCCACCCAGCGGCCGTTGCGAATGGTGAAAAGCTTTCTCGCCATCCTCAGCACCTCCCGCCATGCCAGGCAACACGCCCAATAACCTGCAAGTCGGCCAGTTGTTCTTTGCCCAGGGTGTAGTTGTCGTAAGCCTCGCTATCGCTGATGACTTTGACTTCACCCGTAGGAAGAAACTGCAGCCGCTTCAGCATGGTCTCGTCATTCAAACGCAGCACGAAAATGTCGTCGCCGCGCCGGACTGACTGATCGATAATTAGTAAATCGCCGCTCTTGATGGTGGGAGCCATGCTGTCCCCGCGGGCCCTGAAAAGTGCGCATGCTTGAGGTTCTACATGGACTTCATCACGCAGGTAATCGATGTCGAACAAGATTGGAACTGATTTCTCGCCGGTCGTTGATCTCTCGGCACCACTAGAGGACTGATTGCTACGATAAAAATGTATTACTACGGTCCCTTCGGGAACTTGCTCGTTTCCTTCTTTCTTTGGGCCTTTGCCGGTAGCCAACCACTTTAGGCTGTAGCCTCCAGCATTTGCGATGGCGATGACATTTCCGATAGTTGGCTGGCCCTCGTTACGGGCATACCTGGATAGCTGGCTTTGAGAGATGCCGGTCCTATCGATCAGTACCTTCCTTCCTCCCAACTCGAACTCAATTTGTTTCAAGCGTTCCCCGAAGTTCTCTCGCGATTCTGCGTTCATCCTTTAACCTCATATGCACAAAATGACCATTAACGGTTGACAGTTAGGGTTTGCGCATCCACTATCACCGTATACAGGTAATTTATTCGTATTTGGTTTTGTTTCCATTTATTTGCCTGATCGGAACCGGATGATAGCAGTACGAATCCGTCGCAAACCACAAAAGGGCAAATCTTGCGTTTATGGCTGTCTTGAGGAGCTCAGGAAGGAATGAACATCGAAAAAGACCCTCTATACACGATAGATGAAGCCGCAGAAGCACTGCGGATCTCGAAGCCTTACTTCAAAAAAATTCGGGATGAGAACCCCGATATCTTCCGGCCGATCATGGTGGCGGGGAGAACCACCTTTTCAGCCTCTCAGCTCAACCGGTATCTACTCCGTGCGAATCCACATCTAACGGCCTGCACCGTCGAAATAGCTAAAGCCGCCTCAGATGCAGCCGGAAGCGGTACTGGGGGCGCGTAATGGATCAATACGCTGGACCCAATCCGGCCGATATCGTCCAGGCACTGCTGAACGATCCGGCCCTGCAGTTCAAGAAGGTCGGCAAGTACCTGCAGCGCGGCGTGTGTCCTGAGTGCCAGAAAAAGGAACTGTTCGTTTCGGCAGAGCAGCCCTGGCAGTTGGCATGCAACCGCAGCAACAACTGCGGATATACGGAAAGCACCCGCACTCGTTACCCGCATCTGTTCGATAACTACAGCGAGCGCTTCCCGGCCACGCCGGAAGATCCCAACGCCACCGCCCGGGCGTACCTGGCGGAAAACAGGGGATTCAACCCGGGCCTTATTGCCGGCATGTACCAGCAAGCATCGGTTCGGCTAAGTGATGGTGAGTATGCCGATACGGTCCGCTTCTACCTGTTCGGCGGTACCGAAACCTATTGGGAGCGTCTGATCGACACCGGCATGGTGAAGAAGGCCGGGAAGAAGGCGCACTTCGGAGGGAAGCGCCAGCCGGACGGATCCATGTACAAGAACAAGTGCTGGCAGCCCCGGGGCTTGCAGGTCGAGAAGGGCGACTGGGTCTGGATAACTGAGGGCATCTTTAAGTCGATCGCCCTGATGCACTGCGAGCACAACGGCCAGCGCGTGAAGTCGGTCAGCCCCTTGAGCACCAACAATTTGCCCAGGGAACTGATCGAGGCGAACCGCGACCGTGATGTGACGTGGGTTCTGGCACTCGACAACGACCCGGCCGGCATCAAGTTCGCCCGCAAATACCGCGAGGAACTGCGGGCCATGGGTGAGCACGTGTTGATCGCTCTGCCCGATGGCAAGGCCGATTGGGACGATGAGCTACGCAACGGCCGGCTGGATGAGAAATACCTGAATGAAAGCATCTGGCGGGGCTTCGCGGCGGCCGCTGAGACAGCCCAGGAAAAGGCGTTCTGGCTGTGGGTGAAGCAGCCCCGGGCCCAGGTCAATTTCGCCTGGGGCGCCAGCCTTTGGAAATACAAAGTTGATGAACGCGATATCGGCGATCTGCAGGACGCGCTGGATCCGGCCGAGCCGCCCTGGCTGGCCGATGATGACCTGATCAAGGATCTGCAGCGCAACTTCTTTGGCGCCACGCGGGGCGAGCGTATCAGCAACTGCCACCCGCAGTTTCTTTATATCGAGCAGGACGCGCTGACCGAAGAACAGCTTTATTTCTTCCGGTTCGACTTCACCAGCGGTAACCCCACCAGCCTGGTGTCGCTGGAGGGATCCGCCCTCGAATCTCCCAGCGCATTCAACAAGGCGCTACTGAACCGCACCGCCGGTGGCACGTTCGATGGCGACGCCCGCGACCTCAAGCGCCTACGTGATCAGTGGTTTAACCGCCGGATCAGCTACGTACACACGATCCCGTTTGTGGGCTACTACCGCGATGCCGGTTCTTACGTGTTCCCAGGCTTTGGGTACCACAAGGGTCAGGGGCTGGAGCTCAACGAACAGGGATTCATGGAGTGCGGAAAGCACCGGCTCAAATCGGGTTTGAAGTCCCTGAACCTGATTCGCGGTGAGTCCTTTAATCCGGGATGGATCGACGGCTACAAGGCTGCATTCAGCGACAACGGCATGCTTTTGATGGCGTGGTGGCTGGGCAGCCTTTTCGCTGAACAGGTCCGGGCGCTGCAAAAGAGTTGGTGTTTCCTCGAGTACACCGGCGACCAGGGCGCCGGTAAGTCTACCCAGATTGAATTCCTGTGGCGCTGCTGCGGCCGTGACGGATACGAGGGCTTTGACCCGAGCAAGGCCACGCCGGCCGGCCGCGCCCGTAACTTCATGCAGGTGTCCAACCTCCCGGTTGTCCTGATCGAAGGCGATCGGAACAGCGACGATCGAGGCGCGCGCAAAGGCGGCTTTGACATGGACGAGCTGAAAACGGCCTTCAACGGCCGGGGCATTCGGTCCATGGGGGTCAAAAAGCGCGGCGCAGAAACGGATGAACCGCCATTCCGGGGCAGCATCCTGCTGAGCCAGAACGCCACCGTAGACGGATCCGAAGCGCTGCTTTCCCGGATCGTCCATGGCCACTGCACCCGGGCCCATTTCAGCCGCAGGACCGAACAACATGCACGCCGACTGGCGTCTATTCCTGCCGAGGATCTGGCCGGCTGGATGGGTAAGGCGCTGTCGCTTGAGCGCAGCCTGCTGGATCTCTATCAGGAACGGTTCGCCCAGGTAGAGGACATCTATCAGGGCCTGTCAGACGGCAAGATCCAGAACCGCCTGGTACTCAACCACGCCCAGGTGGCCGCCTGGGGCTGGTGCCTACCCCTGATCTTTGGCGATCGCTGGAGCGCGGAGGACAGTCAGCGGCTGCAGGACTTTGCCTGGTCCCGCGCCCTTGATCGCCAGCGCCGCCTGCAGGCCGATCACCCGATGGTCGAGCAGTTCTGGGAAATCTACGACCTGATCAACGTCCGCCCAAGCAACGACGAATTCAGCATCGAGGATCCCGAGATCCTGAACCACTCCCGCGATTCCGACTTCATAGCCGTTCATCTCCAGCAGTTCGCGCAGGAGTGCGCTCGTAATCGCACCGAGATGATCAGTACCCGTGAGCTGAAAAGGCTGCTGCCGCAGAGCCAGCGCCGGCCATTTGTAGGGCAAAAGAAGGTGCTTAGCAAGCTAACAGGGAAGGCTGTTCATTGTTGGGTTTTCCGCGACGAGAGAGCGGCTTCATGAGTGGGTTACGCACACGCATGCGCGCCTATAGAGCCTGAATTCTGTGTCCGTGGGTGAGCGTCGCAAAAAGGTAATTTAGGTAATACGTGAAATTATAAGTAAGAAAATTAATAAAAAACAGTGAGATAGGAGCTAAAGCTAAAGGTAATAAATGAGTAATAGAAAGGTAATTAATTACCAAATCACCAGAGAGGAAAAAGGTAATAATGGCGAACAAACAATTTCTTATAAATCAAAGACATAACTTTTTGTATTACCCGAAATTACCTTTTAAAGGTAATACCGGAAACCCAGTAACCACGCGGGTTAGCGGCCCGTTTTGCACCGGCATTACCAATATTACCTTTTTGCGACACACCAACTTAGAACGAGCAAGTAAGGGGGCGGGTATGCAGTACAAGAACACGGCCACGTTGGGCCCAGAGAAGCCGGAACACGGCGAGGCGCACCGGCGCGATTGCCTCGCCCGGTTCGTGATGCGGCAGAAACCCGAAAGCCGGGAATTCCTGTTGGAACAAATGAAACCGCGCCTGCGAGCTGACATTCGCCAGCGGATGCTGAATCAGTTCGCGGAACAGCTTATGGCCCTCGATCCCGAACGTCGCGAAGCCCGGCTGGCCCGGATCCGCTTTAACGCTCGCAAAGGGGAGAGGCACAGGGCATTCGCCACCGATATCGAGTCGCGGGTTCGCCATATGCAAAAAGCCGAGGGAGGCGACTATGGCCGACGCGCTTGATGACCTGGCCGAACGCTGGCCAGGACTGGATATGGCAAAGCTGCGGATTCTGCGGGAAGTGGATCGGAAGCCGGGCGGCTTTATGTGTGATATCGCCGATGCCCTCCACCTGCCGCACCAGCACGTCCAGTTTCACGTCACCACTCTGGCGACGGGAAAGAAAGGGCGCCCGTCAGCAGGGTTGGGGCTGGTTCGTTTGGAGGACCACCTGCTGGATCGGCGGTACCGCGAAGTTTATCTGACCCGGGCCGGCCGGCATGTGATACGCCACATTCGCCCGCTACTGGATCAAGAACCACAGGAATCGGTTTAGGAGAAAGCTACCCATGACTAACGCAACCCAACAACGACACGAGGGCCACACCATGAAATTTCAGCTTGTTGACCAGCCGGGCATCCGGATTCCACAAGACATAATGTTGGACGGAAAGAAAATTGGAGAGATCAAGCCAATGGACGATGGCCGCCATCACGCGGCGCTATACGTACCGGGTGGGGATTCTGTCAGCGCCGGCCTCGCCCAGGGTTTCGGGCGCACTGAAGATGAGGCTATTCAGGATGCTCTGACCGCTGGAGAAAAGGATGGCAGGGCGTACCTGACAGGTGTCGCTCAACTGCAAGCACTGCTCGGATTCATTGACGGTAAGGAGGCGCAATAACCATGGCTTCCATAAATCATGACGTGATCAACGTAGGCATGCAGGTAAGCGAAATTCTGCATCGCATCGAGGACATGGCCGATCAATCGACCGGCCCGGACCTGGCGGCCATTTTTGTCGCCAGGGAGGCCGCGGCGGACTTCCGATCAACTGTCTTTCAGTGGCAGTCCAAAGCGACCGAACTGATCCGGCAGCTCGATGAGCTCAATGGTTGCTGTATAGAAGAAGGGGAGTGAGTAGGGGCGGTAAAGAGTATAGGTTCGCGGTGTGGGCTATATCGTACGGGAAACTCCGATTATGCCGACAGCGCGAGCCCTCAAGCATGGTAAGGTTTGTGCCGCCTTTCTATAGAGTTCCTCGTTCGAAATACTGCCGGCAAGGATGCCAGGCATTAGCGACACCTGCCTAGTGGTGTGACTTCCAGGGAGAGATCTGGTTCTTCAGTTGTTACCCGTCTACTGCGCCCACGTTCGGTCAAAGCCAGTCTAGGCGAACCCTTTCGATATAGCTATTCGCGCGGTATGCCGCCAGCGTTGACGTTTCCGTCGTTTCGAACTAAGTATTAGGTCGAATGGTAACGAGAGATTGTTATCGTGGGGTAGGAGGCATTTGCCATGTTATATCGTATCACCTCCAGGGGGGCTAGATATGGAATTAAAGGATTTTATTCGGGAGACATTAGTCCAGCTTGCCCAAGGAATTGAAGAAGCCAATATGGAACTCAGGAGTTCGGCTGCAGTAGTTAATCCGGAGAATGTCATAGTCGATGTCACGGGAAAGGCAAAACACTATGGCATCTTATCTGCGTCGGATGACATCGTTGAGTATCTTCCCTCTGTGCAAGCAATTGAGTTCGATGTGGCGGTGCATGCGACTGAAGGTAAGGAAAAGTCCGCAAAAGGCGGCATATCGGTTGGAGCTATGAACATCGGCGGTTCCGGCGGAGCAAGCGAATCTAAGAGCTCTGAATCTCGAATCCAATTCAAAATTCCTATGGTGTTGCCCCACGGAAAGTAAGGAAGTGACTGGACAATAGGTCGGGAATCGAATCGGCTCGGGATCATGCGTGCGTTCAGTGATATTGAAGTTTACTTAAAATAGAAGGGTTATAAAATGCATCGCATTGTAGCAAGTCACCTTGATAGTTTTGTTGATCAATACGCTCTAGCAGCCGATGACCGTACAGTTCAATTCGAGAAATTTGCGAACTTCGCAGTTCTTTCTGGGAAATTAGCAACATCAGTTGATCTCGACGATGTAACTACTGGGAATGACGATGACGGTACTGATGGCGTAGCCCTTATTATAAATGAAGAGCACATTGTTTCAGCTGGGGATGCCGAATCTCTGTTTGCCCACGAAAGACGAAATAATGATGTGGAGGTGGTTTTTGTACAGGGAAAAACAAGTGACGGCTTTGATCTAGGTGACTTTCTTAAATTCAAAGAGTCTGTGCTCAGGTTTTTTACACAAGAGCCATACTTGGCCCTTAGTGATTTGCAGCAGGAAGCAAGAGCGGCTTTCGATGTCGCGATTAAGAACGTCCCAAAGATTAGGCATGGTAAGCCAAGTGTTTCCGCATTCTTTGTAACAACAGGCAATTATAGTGCTCCTGATGCCTTGGAGGCTGGGCGAAAGGATATGATTTCCCAGCTTGGCGAACTCGGTTTATTCCAAAATGTTGACGTTCGCTTCATGGGACGTGATGACCTTGTGAGTGCTTGGGTAGCTAGCTACAGTGGAATCGAGGCGAGCCTTACAATGAATAGTAGTGCTTCGCTTCCAGAAATAGCCGGAATCGACGAGTCATATCTCGTTGTGGCGAAAGCTAAGGACTACGTCGAAAATTTGCTTGTCAGTGATGATGGTAGCATCCGCGGGCAACTGTTCGAAGAAAACGTTCGGCACTTCCTGGGGCCTGAGAATCCTGTTAACGAACAGATTGCGGAAACCATTCTTAATCAAAGTAGTAAGACAAGATTTCCCGTGCTAAATAATGGAGTGACTCTAGTAAGTCCAGATGTAAGAGTCCAAGGTACGACTTTGCATATTTCGAACTTTCAGATCGTCAATGGATGTCAAACGTCTCATGTTCTATATGAGAATCGTGAAGCTCTAACTGATGATTTAATGGTTACATTGAAGGTGGTTGAAACAACCGATGAGGATGTTTTTAGTGAACTGGTTCGTGCGACAAATAGCCAGTCAAAAATTGAAGAGTCGCAGTTCTTGTCATTGAGTCCTATAGCAAAAAGAGTGGAAGCTTATTTTAATACATACGAAGGACAGGATGGTCGGCTATATTTTGAGCGGAGAGATAGGCAGTATGTTGGAAAAGGCGTAGCGGCAATTAGAGTAGTATCGCTCCATAATGCGGCGAAATGTGTATGTGCAATGTTCGTTAGAAGGCCGGACCTTTCTTTTAAATATCCAAAAAGAATGTATGAAGATTTTGGTGCGAAAATTTTCAACGAAGGGAATAGGGAGATAATATATTACGCTAGTGCGCTAGCGTTGTATCGATTTCATTTGCTTACTTCAAATAATACTATTCCGCAGAATATGCGAAGGTTTAAATGGCATATTCTTCCTTTGGCTGCCGCTCTAGTGGCTGGTAAAGATGTTCCACCACTAGGATCAAAAAAGATGGATGCATATGCACAAAAGATCATTGATAAGTTTAGTCACCATAGTGCGGAAGGCACTGCGATATTCACAAAAGCTGTAGGCATTATTGAAAGTTTGGGCGAAATAACGAACGATCGACTTAAAAGGCAAGCTGTTTTGGATGAAATGCTCGCCCATGTTAGCTAGTTGATGATCGATCTACTTTCCCTCGTCACTTCTGGCTTACATTAAGAGTAAACTTTCGCCTTAATTTACGACTACCTTGAATCAACCAAAAGGAGCTGGAGCATGAGTTTTAATGCCAATGTCGTGGAAATGAGCCAGCAGTTGGAGAATCTTGAAAGCGCTCTTTTAAATGAATATGGATATCCAGCACCCCATAGTGCGGCGGATACAAATAACTTAATGATCTGTCTAGCAAAAATTAAAGGCAGTGCTGAAGCGATAGCTGATGAATGCGAGGAGGCGCATGACATTGTCGCAGAGTGTGATGATTTTAGGGGCTCTCTCATTGGACAGGATGGTGATCCAATTGACTTCGACACAGGGTTGGGAATTGAACTTGGGCTCAAGGACCGCCTCGCCAACCTCAGAGTCTTGATAGATAACTTATAGGCGTGGCCACTTTAAGTGGTGGTCTCTCTAAAGTAAACGTCCATAACGAGGGCAGCGTTTGTAAGCGAACGCACGGCGCTTTGAGTCGTAGAACTACCGGTTTTTGGCGGTTTCAGGTTGGCCATTACGAGTGCCAGCCAGGGAGGGATATATGCTCATCCGTAAGAAAAGGATCAGATCGGCGCGCAGTAACATCCGGGGAATAAAGGATGGCGAGCGGTTCTGTATGGCAGTTACTTCAATTGAGCGATTTAGCAGCGAACTGGATAAAATCGGTTTCTCTTCCTCTCTTGGAGTAGGCGAACAGTTGTTGCCTGCGGCGCTTGGCAAGGTCAGCTATTTCAATGCAGAAGGCGGGTACGAGGTTCATCGCGATCAGCCTATGGAAACGGCGTTCCGTCAGGCCGAGTGGCGCTGGGAAGAATTCCGCGGTAGGTATGGCAAAGTTGAGAAATCAAAAATCGCCGAAATACCCTATAAAAGGTATCCGAGAACGTTTGTAGAACCGCCCGCGGTTGAGCTGCAGATTGCGTTATCTCCAAACAACGAGAAGGTGGTTACCTCGGCATCCGTTACGTTCGACAGTACTTCAGAAAAGCTATTGACTCACATCATCAATCTCTTCTTAGAGCTTTTTGGTGAATGCGACATTCTCAAGAAGGATCTCTCTCCAGTATCTCCATCTAAGTTGATTCGCCTGAACTGGGAAGTACTACCTAAAGGCAAACTTCCGTGGGAGAAGCTCCAAAAGGAGTTGAAGCCAATTGTTAATCGCCAGCCCAAGGGGAATAGAACCGTAATTGATAGCCGTCATGAGGCAATCGCGCGGCATGACCCTGAGTTTGTAGCTGTCGGGCGCGGTGGATTTGATGGGTATGTGATCTTCGGGTTTCCATCGAAGTCTCTTTACGTTCTAGAAAGCGTTCAAGTAAATAATGCTACGTATGTGTTGGATCGAGACTGGGAAGAATTGTCGTCGCTTACGAAGGCGGATCTACTTAACGCCAACCTGCACAAGGGGCGGGTTATTCATCGAGAGTCATGGTTTTCTGAGATTCACTCGTTGCTCGGCAAGTGACATGCACGTGCGTTAAAAGTGTGTAGCGTAAGTAAAAAATTGACTGTGTGTGTAGCGTGTGTATAATTGCCTCATCTTGAGTAAGGAGCCCCGCATGAAAAGCAGAGACCTGATCAAGATGATGGAAGAAGACGGTTGGTACGAGGTTGCCGTCCGGGGGAGTCACCACCAGTTCAAGCACCCAAAAAAGCCTGGACGAGTGACGATTCCACACCCGAAAAAGGATCTGCCTCGAGGAACCGTCAACAGCATCTTGAAGCAGGCCGGGCTTAAATAGCCCGGCCGGATTTCTGCCTGATTGCTGGTGACGCGGGCGACCGCCCCAAACAGAGCTAAACAGCGAACAAAGAGAGAAGAGAGGTGGCGATATGTACTATCCCATCGTAATTCACCAGGAAGACGACAGCGCATACGGTGTAATCGTGCCGGATCTGCCAGGCTGTCACTCCGCTGGTGAAACTATGAATGACGCATTAGAAAACGTGGCAGAGGCCATCGATTTTCATCTGGAAGGCATGGCTGAGGACGGTGCGGAAATTCCTGCTCCGAGCGATCTTGAAGGTCTGAAAGATAACCCGGACTACGCCGGTGGTACTTGGGTTTTGGTCCCGGTGGACCTGAGCCGTTACCTGGGAACCGCGCAGCGTATCAATATTTCGTTACCCAACCGACTGATCACTCAGATTGACCGTTTCGTTGACACGCATAAGGAATATAAGGACCGGTCGAAGTTTTTGGCGGACGCTGCGCTTAAGGTGTTGCGGCACGCGTAAGGTCCAAGAGAATCTCAAGCCCCGCCCGTTGGGGCTTTTTTTATGCAGGCGAGCGCATTCTTGAGCTTAGAAAAGTTCGCCGAATTCTAGTATTCCTTTTATCTGCAGGGAATCCCTTCCCTTACATACCCCTAATCGAGGTTGTTATTCACCTTAGCGTCGGGATTTGAAACGGGGGTATCGATACCATTGACGTTTCGTACATGGTAATTCGGATAATCCCCATTTCTAATCGCTTTTACGAACTGGCCACGAGTCATGTCAGCACCAGTATGGTTATCGTGAAAGCGTTCATTTCGACCAGTCTTCGATTCTTGCCGCACGGTTACTCGTTTTCTTCCCATTAGCACTCGCCTCTTCACAGATCCACCTTGCCATTGTTTAATAATTGTACAGTCATGATGTGTTTATGTACAGTTTCTGCTCGTTGCGATGGGAATGTACCTATCCTGTGTAGACTTTGAAGCTGTGGCCTCTGGAACGACAAACTATGGGGGGCGTCTATATTGATGGCCCGTATGGGTCCCTGACGTTGTTCAATTGGATGGATGATGTTGAGCTATTAAAGTGTAGAGCCGATGTTCGGCCGATTAAGTTTTGCGCCTATGCTAGTGGCGACTGCAGCATGGGAAAAGGTGCTCTATGCTATTAGGGAAAAGTGATTGAAGTCACTGGAGAGAGGCATGTTTCACGCCATAATAAGCTGCTCTAACTACACAGTTGAGACGGGTTGAATGCTTGATTGGCTTAAATCTGCAAAAATAAATTTTTTCCGATTCCTGTTTTTTTTCCTAAAGCCACGTTTGTTTTTTGATGTGGTTATACGTCAAGGCAATCTTAAGAATCTCCTTGTTCTGACAGCATGGATTGTATTCCCAGTGTTTCTAATCCAGTCCGCAACTAGTCACTTTTTGCGTAATGCCGGAGTTGGTTCACCTTATGAGGTATTGTTTTGCCAGGCAGAAGATGTGGAAGAGTTCATGAAACAGCCAGAGATAAAAGAATTTATCTCAAGCCGGGAGCAGGCAGCAAGCTCGGGTGAGAATTTTTTTCCACATTTTATGGGCGTGAAGTTTTATGGAAAAGCGCTCGCCGTTGCTACTGGAAACGAGGACCTCGATAGAGCAAACGATAGAGTTCTCGAGTTTGGTATATATGCTGGCGTTGCAGCGATTCAGCAATGTTTCTTTGAACCGGATGTGCCGCAGTTGGCTCTTCTTAAAATGGGATTTTCTTCCATATTGTTTGACGAAGTCAGACCGGCAGATCTCGATGGACCCACCTTTTTTATTGTTTATGCAATGGCTTTTTCTTTTTCTTTTGCCTTCTCGATATTTGTTCTAAGCCGTCTTTTTGGTGTTGCTGCTAAATTATCGGATATATTTAAAGTGACGCTTTCAAGTTACATAATATGGAGTTGTTGTTCTCGTATTATCATGACTTTATCATTCATTGTGTTTTGGAATGAGCCTTCTGATTACTTAAGATACGGAATGTTTGACTGGCTCAAGTCGAATTTTTTGTTGATTTATATTTTTTCTGCTGTCGTTTTGATTTTAAACATCTACTACTATCTAAAGGCTATGCCTGTCGGATTCTTCGCCAGTATGGCGCTATTTGGGGCTTCCGTAGTGCTAGTCGGCTTCTTGGGAGTGGCTATCATCCTGCCTGCGTTATATCTGCTATTTTATATGGGATTCTGGATAAACCTACTGTTCTAGCTCTTCATCTGACAATAGATTTTCTATTAGCTGCTCCACAGCCCGCTGCTGATGTTCCGGAAGCTGACGAATCTGCGATATTAAGCTTAGGTCCGCTTCGGTCATTTTTGTATTCCTCCCGAATAAAAGCCAATCGATGCTGATTTTTAGGTATTTTTGAATATTCGCTAGCTGTGACGCAGATATCTCGTGGCCCTTACGCCAGTTGCTCACAGTAGCGGGCGAGCATTCGCAGAAACGGGCTAAATGGGTCACTGAGACCCCCGCAGCCGCCATGGCGCGCACCAGGCGCGCACCTCGGTCGGGGTCAACGTGTCCCATTGTTTAGTGTCACTGAAAAACTGCCAATCCTTTGTTCAGCTCAAGTGAAAGGGCGCAAGCACAAATGTGAACCAGTCGTGCAAAATAAAGCCCGCGCTATGCTAGAGGAAAACGCAGTATGTCAGAAGGGCAATATCCAATGGCACTCAGGGAAGAACAAGAAGCGGCCATCGACTTGGTTTCGGTACTTCAAGGGTGGCTGACTAAGCCGGTGGTTGGAGAGCAGGGAGTGCATCTGAGTGAACGGGATCAGGCGGGGATTGATCGACTGCTTGCCCAACTACTGAACCACATCATAGCCCTGGCGCCGGTCAGCTTCCGACCCCCGCCTGCCGCAACACGGCCGATCGATCGGCCGCCGGAAGGGCCCCGAGCCATTCGGCCATCATGCTGTGAAGCTGAGCTTTTGGGGGTTGGATGTCATGCTTGTGCGAAACAGTGATGACGCCGCGCCATCCGCAGTCGGCATTGGTGCAACTGGCATAAACATCTTTCACGGCCGGGCTGAGCTTGTTGTGTCCAGTGATCGCGGCTTTCTGCTGGCAGTGGGGGCACTCAATCCGCATGCCGTGTTGATCCTCAGTGATTTGACCAATGGATAAATTGTAACCCATTCTAGAAAAACTCCAAGCGTGGCAAGGCTTTTGTTGTGTTTCGGTTAGTGTCACAAACTGGTTTCGGGGAAGTCGAACGCCAGGTGACACCGGGCAGGAAGCTGAGCGTTTAAGTCCAGAAACGGCTGGGCCTTGCTGCGCACTTCGTTATCGATATAGACGCGGCTGATCTTCTCAATATCCCCAAACCCGCCGGTGTTATCCGGCTTGATGCCCGCAAGGGCCGGGGGTACCCGGTGCGCCACCACAACATCGTCGGCGCTGATCTTCTTCACCCGCTCGAACTCGTCTTTTTGGCTGATATCTCCGACCGGTATCACCTGAACGCCTTTTTCCTTCCCGTTGGGCACATGCAGGTACATGCTGCGGAAATTCCCCACACCTTTGCCTTCCCGCACCTTATCAGTGATTTCTTTCTCGACTTCCGGGTCCATCTGCGGATCCGTGGTGTAAAGGATGTATCCCAGGTGGCTGCCATTCAGGAAATAGCGGCGGCGAAATAGGGTCGCGTCCTGATTGAGTAGCGCCGACTGCAGACCGCCCAGCCATTCGGGCACGCCATACACCTGCTGCACGGTGTCGTATTCTTTCACCATCAATACTTCGTCTTCCCGGTACTCAATATCCGGGGTTCCGTAGGGCTGCAGCATCCGGTACCCGCCGTCGCGGCGAACACGCATATTCATGGCGGGCAGATGGCGCAAGCGGACCGGAACACCGAGGAAGTCGGTTAGCACTTGCAGATAGGCCATGCCGAAGTTTTCAAAGTCCAACGCCGCAGCGCGGAAATCGGCCAGGCTCATGTGCCCGCCGGGTTTGAAAAATCGGGCCAGCATGTTGCGCTTGAAAAACAGGCAACTGGAGTGATGCGCGTTGGCGCGGCTGATCTGCGCCAGGCCACTGAGCGACACCGGGGGCAAATAAAGGTCGCCCCCAGGCGAGGTAAACACACCCAGGTAATCCGCCAAAGCGCCCAAAGGGACCGGTTCCGGATCCCCGAAACTCAGGTCGATGCTGTTTTTCTCCGGCGCTTTGGTGGCGCTGGTACGTTTTGGCTTGCGCTTGTTGCTCATGATCGGTTCCTTTCGGGTTAGGCCGCGTCCGCGAACACAACCTTGCTGCGGCGGGTGTCGTCGGGTGTCAGCAATCCCTCGTTAATCAGGGCGTGAGTGACGGCCCAGGCGGCATCCGCGTGGCCGGTCTTGTCGTTGCGATCGGCCACGTAGACGATTTGGCCGGATCCGGTGGTGGTCTTTCTGATCTGCATGAAGCCGGCGGCGATATCGGACCAGCTCGCGTCCCACTCCACACGGCCCTCGAGCACAACCTGTTGTGCCTTGAGTACAAGGCGGGTTTTCATCTGCGGGGAGTAGGTGATGGCTGTGGCTGCCGGGAAGAAGCGCTGCACCTGCTCAAAGACGCCGGATCCGGGACCGGTCACATCGACGCCGATGTATTCCACGCGGTACCGCTCGCACAGGTCCTTGATGGTTTGCGCCTGGTACTGCCACGCGCAGTTATGTAGCGCGATTCGCTCAACGATCCGGAACTTACCGCCGGCCTTGAGCGGTGGGGCGACCACGACGATGCAGGCACCGTCCCGAGTGCGGCTGGGGTCGTATCCGATCCACACCGGCCGGTTGCCCAGCGGCCGATCGGAATCGGGTTTGAAGTCGCGCCAGTCCTGCAGATCGCCAAGGCACTTTTCCAGATCCGACAACTTGAACACGCTGGCCGTGTCGTCGATGAACTTGCACTCGAATAGCTGGCTGAACTCATCAAGGTTGTACTCGATACGCAGTTGCTTGATATCGAACAGGTCACAACCACCTTTCACGGCATCATGAACGGTGATGATCTGACGCCACTGGCCGTCCGCACACACGACACCGCCCTTCAGCTCTGTACGGCTGGGCAGGTTGTAGTCGGGCTCGTTGGCAGCGCGCTGGCGCTTGTTGAACGTTTCCATGCTCCAGAACGGATAGGCGCTGTGACTCATCGCACTGGGCGTGGAGAAGTAGGTTTTGCGCCAGTTCTTATGTGTGGCTACCGCGCTGGCCACCTTGTTGAGCTTGTCGAAATTCGGGATCCAGAAATATTCATCCACATAAACGTGGCCGTGATACCCCTGGGCCGTGGCGCTGTTGGTGCTGAGGAAATACAGCGTTGCGCTGCCGGCGTCGCTGTGAATCTTGATCTTGTCCTTGCCCTTCAACTCGATACCGAACCACTCACTCGCAAAATGCGCGATGTACTCACGGAACAGATCGGCCTGGGCCCGGGAGGCGGATAGAAACACCTGGTTGTCGCCGGTCAGCAGGGCATCGGTGAAGGCTTCCCGGGCGAAATAGAACGTCAGCCCCAACTGACGGGACTTGAGGACGTTACGGATCCGGTGGTGTCGTTCGTCCCAAAGGTTCAACTGATAATCGAATAGACCGGCCTTGAAGTGATCGAGGATCGTTTCGGCGTCATAGCCGCTGAAGTCATTATTTCGGCGTCCCTTGCGCTTCTTCTTCGGCTTACTGGCGCCCCCTTGATCCTGTTCAGTAGGTGGCGTTACGTCTGCCGCCTTGGTGGTCTGCTTACGGCTTTCAAGCCGCTGCAGCCGCTCCAGCATCCCCACCAGCTTGTCCATCTCTTCCAGTTCGGCGCCGGTCTTCTTATCCCGGTCAGCGAGCAACACCAGACGGCGGGTGATCGCGCTTGTCGCTTCTTCGTCCTGCAGTTGATCCAACCAGCCGTAGGAGGCGGCCCACTGGTACAGAGTACGGCGGGGCACCCCGAGTTCGGTCTGAATCTCGGGTACCCGGAAGCGCCGCAAAAACAGTTTGCGCGCCGCGTCTTTGGTTTCCTGGCTGTAGCTCATGCAGCGGAGTTTAACGGGGAAACGTACCCCGAAAACGGGCCTTCATTGCTGGGGTTTCAAGTCATGAAAATCCTTGAAAAACAAAGAATAAAGCGCGTTGAAGGTGTCCCGGTCGCCGCCTAATCTGCAATCCGTTGAAGCACGAAAGCGCTGGATCATGCGCCATCGAATCACCGGAAAACGGACCCGAACATGCCCAAGAAAACCGCCCTCTATACCGACTGGATTGTCATCGGCACTGCCGGGCCAACGATCGATGGCCGGAACATTTCCGACACCCTGCTGGAGCAGGCGGCGAGCAACTACGACCCGAGCGAATACACGGCGGTGATCAATTCTGACCACCTGCTGGGCCTTTACGGCAATTTCGGCAGCGTTGTGGAACTGCAGACAGCGAGGGACGAAAAGGACCGCACGGTACTGCAAGCACGCCTGGCACCTAACAAACGACTGCTGCAGATGAATGCAGAGGGCCAGCGGCTTTTCACCAGCATGGAATTGATCGAGGACTTCGTCGGTACCGGCGAGGGTTATCTGATTGGCCTGGCCGTAACAGATCAGCCGGCCAGCATCGGTACCACTGAACTGCACTTTTCCAAATCATCGTCCGTTGTCCCGTCCTTGCTGGGTGAGTCGACCGAACTTTCCCTGGAAACACCGGCGACGGACGACAGCCTATTTCAGCGATTCATGCGCGCTTTCGTGAACAGTTCCCACGCCACCGGTGCGGTGGCGGATGACGCCAATGAAAACCCCACCGAGGACGACGAAATGACCCAACAGCAATACGACGCGCTGATGCAGAAGCTGCAGGCGCTGAGCGCAAAGGTTAACCCTGAGCAGGGCGAGACTGCCGACACGACCGTGACCGCCGAACAGTTCAACACCCTGACCGAACAGGTCGAAGCCCTGGGCGCCAAGATCGAGCAGCTCGCCGGCGGTGGTGAGTCGGCCGAGCCCGGCGCCAGTGAGGGTGTAGATCAGTTTGCGCAGATCACGGACGCCGTGAAGGGATTGGCTGCGAAATTTGATGCTCTGCTGCAGGAACGCCCGGACGGTCGCAAGCCAGCAGGCACCGGAGCCAATGAGGCCCAGGGTTTCGTTTAAGCCCTCCGGCACCTTTCTTTAAAACCCAGAACAGGACCTATTTTCATGAAGCAGCATACCGTTCAGGCGTTCACTGCCTTGCAGGTCGCGATGGCTGAAGCCTATGGCGTTGGCGACGTGACAAGAAATTTCGCGGTGTCCATTCCGATGGAAACGCGACTGAATGACGCCATTCAGTCGTCGTCCGACTTCCTCCAGCGCATCAACATCATTCCTGTGACCGACAAGATCGGCCAGGCGCTCAATATGGTGATTTCCAGCACTCTGGCCCGCCGCACGGATACCAGCGGTACCGGCGAGCGCAAGCCGAAAGACGCCAGCGGGCCTGACGGCATGAAATACACCTGCGTGAAAACTGAATTCGACGTGGCTATTACTTATGCGCTGTTGGACGCCTGGGCCCGCTTCCCGAACTTTCAGGAGCGGTATATGCAGCACGTATACCGGCGCATTGCGCTGGACCGGATCCTGATCGGCTGGCACGGCACCAGCGCAGCTACAAACACGGATGACGCGGCTAACCCGAATCTGGAAGACGTGAACATCGGCTGGCTGAAGCTGCTGGAAGACAACAACGCGGCGAACTTCCTGACCGAAAGCACCGACGCGACCGGGAAAATCACACTGGGACCCGCCGGCGATTATAAGAACCTCGATGCGCTGGCTTATGACATCTACAGCATGATCGGCGACGCCCACCGCACCGGAAATGAGGTGGCTGTTGTCGGGCGTGGCCTCGTAGCGGATGACATGGGGAAAGTGCTCACGAGCCACGCCCAGCAACCCACCGAGAAGAACCATATCCAGATCATGGAAAAGTCATACGGGGGCCTTCCCACGCTGACCGTGCCTGGCTTCCCCGACACCGGCCTGGTCGTGACTGATCTGGAGAACCTGTCCATCTACTGGCAGGAGGGCAGCATGCGCCGCAAGTCCGAGGATAACGCGCGCCGCGATCGCGTCGAGGACTTCAACTCGTCCAATGAGGCTTACGTGATCGAGGACACCAAGGGCATCGCCGGCATCAAGGCCGGTAACGTCCAGTTCGCCGAGGCGTAAGGCGGGTTAACCATAAACGCCCCGGGGAACTGGGGCTGCTGATCATCCTGGGGAGGAGACAGTAACCATGACTACACCAGCCATGCGACACCAGCAACGGGTGCGCCAGCAGCAGGCCGAGGCGCGCGCAAAGGCGCAGTTGGATGCGAAGCAGGCCGACGAGATCGACAACCTCGCCGGCGACTACGAGCAACACCAGCTTGTTGTGACCAGCCTCGAGCAGGACGCCCAGCGCTTGCAGGGACTGACCCTTGAGGAAAAGGGCGATATGAAGCGGGACGAGCTGCTACCGCGGTACCGCCCGGTGGTGGATGCCTACCTGGCCGCCTGTGAAGACGGTGAGGAACCTTACCGCAATCCGGTTCTGGTGCAGGTGATGATCTGGCTTTTCGACCTGGGGGAAATTCAGCCCGCGCTGGACCTGGCCAAGGTTGCGCACGAACAGCGCCAGCCCATGCCCGAGCGATTCAACCGCAGCCTGGAAACCTACGTGGCGGACGCCCTGCGAGAGTGGGCCGAGAACCAGCAGGCCGAGGGTGACCCGATCGAGCCCTATTTTTCGGACACGTTCGACCGGATCCGATCGGAGCAATGGCAGGTCAACCCGGCGGCCTTGATGAAGCTGCACAAGCTGGCCGGCCAGGAGTGCCAGAAGCGCGAGGCGCTGGAAGATGCTCTGGCGCACTACAAGACAGCCGTAAAGCTGGACCCGAAGCGGAGCAAGGTAAAAACCGTAATCGCCAGGCTGGAAAAGCAACTGGCGAGCAAGGCACCAGCAGACGAGTAACCCGAGTTTCAGCTCCGTAAGGGGCACGGTGGACCGACTCCACCCCACCGCAGGCCCCCGGCCCGGATGACAACGCCCCATGGGCGACCGTCTGAAGGTGCCGGACCGGCCTGCACCTACTGATCCACTGAGAGAGGACAGACTGGTGAGCGGATACAGCTTTGCAGGCGGCAGTCCCGCGCCGGCGGAACCGGTGACGCTGACCAATGTGGCTTTTTTCCCGGACATCGACACAGGCGAGTTTTTAACGCTTTACCGGATCCCGACTGAGATCGACGCCCAGATCATCGAGCACCAACTGTTGCAGGCGATGACACGAACCAATCACAGCCTTCAGACCTGGCGCGCAACACAGGAAAGCGAGGGGCACACCGCGCTATCGGATGTACCAGCGGAGAGCCTGGGCAATGAGTCGGAACTCGTCCGCCTCTACAAACGCGCCGTGATGTGCGAGGCGAAAGCCGAGCTGCTGAAAGAGACCGAGACGGTGGACCGCCGGGCGGTGGCTGAGAACGCCGCTAAGGCAGGGGAAGAAACGGAAGACAAGTATCGGGAGTTTGCGGCCGAGGCGATCCGGGTGATTGCCGGCCTCAATCGGATAGGAGTGGCCCTGATATGAGCAAGCTGCAGGCCCTGAGCGATCACCTGGCCGGCCACTTTTCCCAGCTTGGGATCCGCCGCGAGAACTTCGACAGCTTCCAAGAAAACGGCGAGCTACAGCCCGGCGGCGGAAGCGAAACCGAACTGGGCTGGCACCTGGCAGATTGGAAGTACCGCGCCGCGCTTGTTTTCGAACGGATCCCGTCAAATTCCGCCGGCCTTCTGCTGGCGCTGGTGCAGGCGTGGCTGAGCGACCACGACCCCGAACGCGAGGATGCCGGGCTGGATGCCCCCCAGGGTCAGGTGGACATGAACGATGGCAACAAATTCGCTGATCTGGAGCTGACCCTGGACTTTATGGATCCGATTTACCTGGTGGAAGCCGAGGACGGACCCATTACCTGGCAGGGCCGCCAGTACGAATTCGGCGATTACGACCTGTGGGTTGCAGAGCAGGGCGACGTGACCCACGGCGCTGATACGGATCTGCCGGCATGAAACTGACAGTCAGTGTGTCCGGCGATCTGGTGTTGCGTGACCAGCTTGCGCTGTTGCGACTGGATGGCGCTCAGCGCAGGCGATACCACCGGCTGCTGGGCAAGGAAGTGGCCCGCCTCAGTCGCGCCCGGATCAAGCGGCAGCAGGACCTGAACGGGCAGCCATGGCCGGGCCGAAAGAACGGCCGGCGCAAGATGATGCGCAAGATCATGCGGCCTAAGCACCTGCGCATTGATGCCTCGTCCGAGGCGGTGACGGTCACCTGGCGCAGCCGCTTGATGGGACAAATTGCCCGCCGGCAGCAGGAAGGGATCCCCGAACGGATGACCGCGAAACGGGCTGAGCGGATCCACGGCCGCCCCGACTACCAGGCCGACGCGACGCCTGCGCAGGCAAAGGCGCTGATCCAGTCCGGGTTCCGGGTGTACGCCGGGAAGACCAAGGGCGGAAAGGTGAAGACACGCCGGGTCAGCCAGCGGTGGATCCGCGAAAACATGACCCTTGGGCAGGCGGGGCTGGTGCTGCGACTGATCGGGGACCAACCGAGCAAGCAGAGCTGGGATATCCCGCTGCCGGCTCGCAGCTTCCTGGGACTGACTCCAGACGAGCGGGCCAGTGTGGGCCAGGAAATATTGACGAAGATGACCGACAACGCCCAACGGCGGAGAGGATAAAACCATGGCAATCGGACAAGTCACTGTAAGCAACGTGAACCGGATGCAGGGCGGGTTCACGGAAGTGGAGCGCCAGTTCCTTTACATCGGCGCCGGTGCGGCCGGCGCAAGTGAAGACGCCCTGCTGGCACTGAATGGCGACAGCGATCTGGACGCCTTGCTGGGCGAGACAACCAGCGAGCTCAAAACCCAACTGGAGGCGGCGCGCTCCAATGCGGGCCAGAACTGGCAAGCCTACGCGATCAACACGACCGGCACGTGGACTGACGCGCTGGACATGGCCTTGGAGCAACCGAACAACCTTGAGCCGGAGGCGGTGGTGGTCACCACGCCGGTGGTGGATAGCAGCGAAGTGAACGCGGCCTATACCGCTGCGATGGATTCCCTCGCGAGGTATGCGCGTTTTCTCACGATTCACCTGTGCGTGTCGGGTATCGATTTGGCCATGGAGGAGACCTGGGCCCAGTACACCGCACGGATCAAGCCGATTATCAACGGTGTCGCCGGTAACCGGGTCTCTGTAACGCCCCAACTCCATGGCAACAACCTTGGCGTAGTCACCGGTCGCCTTTGTAACCGTTCGGTCAGTATCGCGGACAGCCCCATGCGCGTACGCACGGGCCCGCTGGTCGGTCTGGGTGAAAAACCGGTGGACATCGATGGTAACCCGCTGACCATGGCGCACCTGACAGACCTGGCGCAGTCCCGCTTTTCAGTACCGCAGACCTATGCGGGCTACAACGGCACGTATTGGGCCGATCACATGATGCTGGATAACGATGGCGGCGATTTTCAGGTGTACGAAAACCTGCGGATCCTTGACTACTGCGCTCGTCGTGTTCGCAAGCTGGCGATCGCCAAGATTGCCGATCGAGCCCTCAACAGCACGCCAAAGTCGATCGCCTTTCACCAGACCTATTTCGCCCGCCCACTACGCGAGGCAAGCCGGGGCGTGGTGATTGGTGGCGAGCCATTCCCCGCGATGATCCGGGCCCCCGAGGAAGGGGATGTGGTGATCAACTGGGTGAGCCGCACAGAGGTTGAGATTTACATTCAGGCGGCCCCCTTCGAGTGTCCGAAAAAGATCGGCGTCTATCTGATGCTTGACCTGACCCGTGGGCTGGAAGGCTAAGCCAGGCCCTGACGCTTTGACGAGGAACGAGCGATGAGCAAACAGCGCATTAACGGCAAGAGCTTTGACTTTTCCCTGGGGGATCTGGCGGTGCATGCCAACAAATTCACCCTGGATATTACCGACAACACGGCCGTGGCAAAGACGCGCGGCGTACCGGATGGGTACACCGCCGGCGACGTGGAAGCGTCCGGCGAAATCGAGGTGGACCGCGCAAACCTGAAACTGATCACCGAAGCCGCCCGCAAGGCGGGCAGCTTCCGCAGCCTGGAGCCGTTCGACGTTACCGGCTATGCCCAGGCCGGTGATGACGAACTGAAGGTGGAGGCATTCGGCTGCAAGTTGACGATCAGCAGCCTGCTGGACGTGGACCCGAGCAGCGCAGACAAGTCGGTATTCAAGCTGCCGTTCATGGTGACAAGCCCGGACTTTGTGCGCATCGATGGCGTGTCTTATCTCGCCGCCGAGGAAATCGAATCACTGAGCGAGTCCAGCTAAGGGGTAGGTCATGGCGAAGACTGACTGGAAGAACTTTCAGGACACCGAGCTGCAGTGCCATTGCGGCGAGTGCGGGCCGGAAACCTGGCGAAAGATAGATCCGGACTTTATGGACAGTGTGCAGGTCCTGCGCGAGCGGCTGGGTTTCCCCTTGCCGATATCCAGCGCCTACCGCTGCCCCAATCACCCGGACGAGCGGAAGAAAAGCAAACCGGGTAGTCATTCCCGTGGCCTGGCTATTGATCTGCAGGTGAGCGGTGACAAGGCGCTCCGGGTTCTGGCGGCTGTCATGAGCATGGGTTTTGCCGCCGGCGTCGGGATTGCCCAGAACGGGCCGCATGCTTCCCGGTTCATTCATCTGGATGCGGACAAGCCAAGCAGCGGCGCCCCCCGTCCATGGCTCTGGAGTTACTGACATGGGTGTGCTGAGCAAACTGGGCGATCTGGTCACTGGCGGCCTGGCGAAAGAGGCGATTGAGGCGATCAAGGACTATTTCCCGCCGGACATGACGCCCCAGCAGCAAGCCGACATGGAACTGGCCCTGCAGAAGGTCGAGCAACGGCGACGCGATTCGGCCGCGCAGGCTGCAGCAGACGCCGAAGAACGCTTTAACCAACGCATTAAGGCTTTGGAGGGTACCGCTTCTGATCTGAGGACGATTCCGCTGCTGGGCCCCATCGTTCTATTCCTGCGGGGGTGCCAGCGGCCGTTGTGGGGCTTCGCAACGCTCTGGCTGGACTGGTGCTGGTTCAGTGCTTGGACACTCACCGATAAGCAGCAGAGCGCCCTGATTGTGATCAACGTGCTGGTGCTGGGTTTTCTATTCGGCGAACGAACCGTGAAGAACTTGCAGCCCCTGATCGTGCAGGTGTTCGGCGGGAGTCGGGCAAAAGGAGCGGGCGATGGCTGACGCCGAACCACAGCGGCCGCTGACCGATGAGGAGCTGCTGTCTATGCGAAACGAATTCCGGGCCCTGGTTGACCGCTTCGACAAGCACGAAGCCGAGGAAAAACAGAAGTACGACAAGCTGCTGACGATGCAATCGGAGAGCGCGGCAGCGATCAACCGTCTGGCCGACGCCACCCACGAAGTGGTGGAAGCCTGGAAGGCGGCCCAGGGGGCTCTGAAGGTCGGGGCCTTACTGGGGCGATTCATGAAATGGCTGACCAGTTTGGCGGTGATCGGCGGTGCCGTGACCTGGGCTGTTCAGCACGTCACGAAGTAACGACCAACGAAGCAACAAGGGGTGAACCATGGCCGAGAAAAGCGGCAAGAAAATCGAACTGGAAGTCGGCGACGCAAGCCTGGCGTTTCGGGTGTCCCTGGAGGATTACCACAACTACCAGAACGCCTTTATGCCCGACAACAAGGTGGCGCCGAGCGCCAATTTCCTGAAACGCACGGTGGAGTCTGGAAGCAAAGACACGCTGCAGGACTATTTGGAACAGGGACTGACCGTCGAGCTGGCCAGCGCCGTGGCGTCTGAATTCAAACCGGATTTGGAGATCCGGGTAAAAAAATAAATGCCGGTATAAGCCGGCTGCACGACGACACCGTGGGCCAGTTGTTGGCCCTGGTTCACAAGCATTTTCCGGGGCGTGATCCGGACCCGGCCGCGATGATCGAGGCGGCCTGGCTGGAGCAGGACCACTGGAAGCGAATGGAAGTAGCGATCGCCAATGGGATAGCCCGGGCGGTTAACGGTAAGTGAAGAGAGGAAATTTGATGGTCCGGAAAGTAGTCATCGGTAATGCGACGCTCTACTGCGGTGAAGCGCTGGAAATCCTACGACAGCTCGAGGCTGAGAGTGTGGATGCAGTTGTGACGGATCCGCCGTACAGCTCCGGTGGACAGTATCGTGGCGATCGGGCCGCAGGAAGTTGCAGCGCTAAATACCAGCAGACTGGAACCAAGAAGCAATACCCGGAGTTTCTCGGTGAAAACAGGGATCAGCGCAGCTTTGCCATGTGGTCGACGCTTTGGCTGACGGCAGCCGTAGAGCTATGTCGATCCGGGGCCCCCGTCTGCACGTTTACTGACTGGCGACAGCTTCCGGTCACCACCGATTACATGCAGGCCGCCGGCCTGGTTTGGCGCGGGGTTTTGCCTTGGGATAAAACCCCAGCCGTCAGGCCCGTCGCTGGTCGTTTCCGAGCTCAAGCGGAATACGTGGTATGGGGGAGCAAGGGGCCGATGCCACTCGACCGACCGGTGAAGTGTCTGCCTGGGGCATACAGCATCCGGCTGGATCCCCGGGAAAAACAGCATATGACCGCGAAACCGGTGGAGTTGATGAAAAGTATCAATGCCATCTGTGAGCCTGGCGGGGTGATTCTGGACCCCTTTATGGGGTCAGGTACCACGGGGGTGGCGGCGGTTGAAGAAGGCTTCCGGTTTATAGGTATCGAACGCAGTCCCGAATACTTCGAGATCGCTTGTGAGCGCATCGCATCCGCACAGAGCCAGGCGAAGGCTGCGTAGATTCAGAGGTAACCGATGAGTGCCGCACTGGAAAAACTGTTCTTCTCAGTTGGGATGCGCGATCAAGTCAGCGGCCCGCTTGGAAAAATAGACAAATCGCTGATGAGTGTTCGGCGCTCGGCTTCCGCTGGTTTTCAGGAAATCGCCGGCGGGGCAGTCGGTCTGGCCGGAACCGGTCTGGCGATTAAAAGCATGATCCAGCCGGCGATGGAGATGGAACGGGCCATCGGTGAAGTGCGGAGCCTGGGCGTGGCCGACGCCGAGCTCCAGAAGCTGACTGATACCGCGCTGCAGTTTTCTATCCAGTACGGCAAATCCGCCAAGGACTTCGTGCGCAGCTCCTACGATATCCAATCTGCGATCGCCGGACTTAATAACGGTGAGCTGGCGACCTTTACCGAATCTTCCAACCTTTTGGCGGCAGCGACCAAGGCCGATGCCGGCACGATCACGTCCTACATGGGGACCATGTACGGGATCTTTTCGCGCCAGGCTGACGCGATGGGGCGTAGCGAGTGGGTGCAGCAGCTTACCGGCCAAACAGCCGCGGCTGTCCAGATGTTCAAAACGGACGGCCAGAACATGAGCGCAGCATTCACTAGTCTGGGCGCGAACGCCCGGGCCGCCGGCGTGGATCTATCCGAGCAGATGGCCATTCTGGGAACGCTGCAAGCCACCATGAGCGGATCCGAGGCGGGGACGAAATACAAAGCCTTCCTGGCAGGCGTCGGTAATGCCCAGAAAAAACTGGGGCTGTCCTTCACAGACAGCGAAGGCCGGTTGCTGCCCATGATTCAGATTCTGGAAGAGCTGCAAGGCAAGTTCGGCGACACCCTCAACGTGGCCGAATCCGACGCGCTTAAGTCAGCCTTTGGATCCGATGAGGCTGTGAGCATGGTCAAGCTATTGCTTAAGGACACCGGGCGCCTGGCTGGAAGCATCAACGATCTGGGCAAAGTGACCGGCATGGATAAGGCGCGACAGATGGCCAGTGCCATGGTCGATCCCTACCAGCAATTCAGCGCGGCCGTTGATGCGATCCGCGTCAGCTTTGGCCAGGTGCTGCTACCGGTGATCAACCCGGTTCTGGAGTCGCTGGCAGAAGGCGGTGCCACGCTGACCCGATGGACACAGCTTTTCCCGAACCTGACCCGCTGGGTAGGACTTGGGGCGATAGGTGTTCTGGGACTGGGCGCGGCCGTTTCCGCCTTTGCCTTGCTGACGGGCCTAGCCACGCTGGCGACAGCCGGCTGGACAGGTGCTCTGTTGGCTGCCCGTGGCGTGATGTGGATGGTGAACGCCGGACTCGTAGTGATGCGTGTCATGGCGATCGCCGGCCTGGTAACCGCACTTGTGGGAGCCGTGGGAGTGATGGGCGCAGTCCGGGGCGCAATGCTGCTATGGCAAGGGGCGATCTGGCTGGTCAATGCGGCGATGTGGGCGAATCCCCTGACTTGGATAGTGGCCGGGATCATCGCCCTGATTGGGGCCGTTGCGGCAATGATTTACTGGTGGAACGACCTCAAAGCCGCGTTTATGGATTCTGCCTGGGGCCAGGCGCTCATGGCCGTGATTGACGGCATTGTCGGCTGGTTCAAGGAGCTTGGCAGCATCTTCGACTGGGTGATTGAAAAACTGGAAACGATCCCCGGCATCGATTTCGGCGATAGCACAGTGCCCGCCCTCGAGCAGGGCCGGCAACTGAATGTGCCAGCCGGTGGCGTAGCCGCCCAGGCGGGAGGCGGGAACCGTTCGGCCAATTACGGCGATGTGTATATCAACAGCAGCCAGCCAATGGGACCGGCCGAGCTGGAAGAGTGGTCAATGATGGAGGCCGGATAAATGAGCCTGCAGGCGCCAGAAGGCGCGAAGTACATCGACCTGCTGATCAGGGGCGACGACCTGGCGCTGGATCCGGCCGGGGTGCCGGAACTGGTCTGGGATCGGGATAGCATCGCCCAGGACATCAAGCACGCAATCCGCGAGAGCGGGTACCTCGTCGAGATGGTGGCCGAGCGGTCACGCGATCGCCGGCGGCTGCTGATGCAGAAGATCCGACTTCTGTTGGAAGACGATCTGCGCATTGTACCGGGCACGGTCGAGATTGAGCCGTTGTTGCCCGGCTTCCCCAAGGACGAGGGTCGCTGGGGACTGGTGGCGCAAACCCGTGAATTCGGTGCTGTGGATCTGGACTTATCGCAACTGGTGACGACATGACGGAACTGAATCTGGACAACCTGAACCGCCAGGAGAAGGAGTTTAAAGCAGCTCTGGATCAAGCAGGGGTACCAACGAGTGCGGCGGCACTGGAGTCGCAGTTTCAGACTATCGCGGACAATGAGGGCGTGCCGTTTTCCAATGATTCGGCGTATTCGCCGTTCTGGCGGATGACGCGGGCCCTGGTAACCAAGCCTGTCCTTTGGTTACTGGCCTATCTGGTTCGGCACCTGATGCCGCAGACGTTCGTCAAGCTGGCGACCGGATCCATGCTGGAGCTGCTGGCCTGGACGTTCGATATTGAGCGCAAGCCGGCGGCAAAGCTGACGGGCACGCTCACGTTTACCCGCGCATCCAGCAGTGGGGCGCTGATGGTAGCGAAGGGCACTTGGGTGCGCACGGTGGCGATCAATGGCACTACCTACCGCGTGCGGGTCACCGCAGACTCCAGTTTTGCAGATGGCGAAACGACGCTGCAGGCACCGGTCGAGGCGGAACTGGCCGGGAGCGCCTACAACCTGGCCGGCGGATACTTCACGGTTCTGGAAGAACCGATAGATGGCGTTACGTCTGTCACCAACGCCAGCGACTGGATCACGACGCCCGGAGCCGAGGAGGAAAGCGACGACGCCATGCGGCTGCGTGTTCGCAACCAGTTCAGCGCGGTAAACCAATACCACACGGATGCCGTTTACCGCTCCATGATCGCAGAGCAGATCGGGATCGATCCTGATCGGATCTATTTTGACCATTCAGCCCCGCGCGGTCCCGGATCGGCCGACGCCTATGTGCTTTTCGATACAGGGACACCTTCGCAGTCTTATCTGGATCCGGTGAACACCTATATCACCGATGAGGGCAACCACGGGCATGGGGACGACCTGCAGGTGAAAGCCATGCCCGAGCAGGTCGAGGATGTGGCCGGGACATTTATCTATCCCAGTACGCTGACGGCCGCAGAGCTCACGCTGCTGCAGGCTGATGTTGAACAGTTCATCCGGGCCGCATTCCGCGAAAACAGCGATTACAGCCCGTCGCGGACTTGGCCGTTCAATCGATTCAGCTTTTCGAAACTGTCCCAGGAGTTGCATGCCCAGTTTGCGGTCCTCGTTTCGATTAGCTGGGGGCAGCCCGACATTGTGACGGAACTGGCGGTGGCCCGGCTGGGGACGCTGGCCCTTACGTGGACGATGGAGGCGTAAGGGCATGAGCAGCAACGAATCACCTATACGGCCGCGCCTGGCGCTGACTTTTTGGCAGGCGTTGGGCGGTATGCAGGCACTGCGGCGCGCAGCCGATCGTTGGTGGGATTTGGTGCAGACGTGGCTGGAATGGCCGATGCAGCAGCTTGATGCGGACACCGCGCCGCTGGCAATCCTCAACCTGCTGGCCTGGGAGCGGGACATAACGCGATTCACCGGTGAACCAGACTGGCTCTACCGCAAGCGCGTGAAATACGCCTATCTCAACAGTGCCGATGCCGGCAGCGTGGCGGGCTTCAAACGAATACTGCAGCGGCTGGGTGTGGGATATGTCGAGATCGAGGAACGGCGCCTCGATCGGGACTGGGACATTATCGTGCTGCGATTGACGGACAGCCAGCTGGGTGAGAACCCCGAGCTGCTGGACATTATCCGGCAAATGTACGGGCGAACCTGCAGGCGATACGAGTTTGAAGTGGTAACGCCGGTGTCTGTGGGCGCTGCCGCGCCTGAATTCTCAAACGTCTGGGATTACGCCCGGGCAGAGCTGTAACGAGGAAAGGAACGATCATGAGCGCTTTTACAAAGGCCGGCCGGGATCTGATAGCCCAGAAGCAGGGCGCGCGGGAGGTGCTGACTCTCGACCGCTTTGTTCTGGCCAATATCGAGGGCCTGGATTACACCCAGCCGGTGAATCCCGACGAGGTACTGCCCGACGCCGGCGACATCGTTTGGCAGGGCGCAGTAAGCGCGCAGGGCTATGTGGACCCCGAACAGGTGGTATACAGCCTGTTGCTGGGCACGAACGTGGGCGACTTCTCGTTTAACTGGGTTGGTCTGTTAGCAGACGATGACACGCTGGTGGCGGTCTCCTATGTTCCGCCACAGCAGAAATCTGCAACCAGCGGAACAGCGACGGGCAACAACCTGACTCGCAATTTCCTGTTGGCGTTCACCGATGCCCAGGCGACCACCAACATCACGGTGCAGGCGGAGACCTGGCAAATCGACTTCAACGCCCGGGTGGACGGTATCGACGAGCGCGAGCGGATGGCGAACCTGGCCATCTATGGCCGTCAGCGCTTCATGAATGACGGTTTTAAGGTGCTCGAGGAGGCCGGCAGCTATTCGATCAGTGCCGGGGAAGGATTTGTGGCCGGGCTTCATGTTTCCCTTGAGCAAGCCCTGACACTAGACGATCCCGGTGTGCTGCCGAAGGACATTTGGCTGGACGTGAGTTTGGCCGGTGACCTGACTGGGAAAACGATCAGGATAGTGCCGGCGTTTTTTACCGCTGCCCAGAGTGACTATGTGGATGGCGTGGGGACCCCTCACTTTCTGGTCAAAATTGCGAAGATCGAGACCAACGGGACCGCCACTGACCTGCGCCAAGCGGTCGACGTCACGACTGCGCTGATCGATGAGTTTTTGCGTCAGCCGCCTGCCGAATTTGAACCTGGCGACATCATCATGCACTACGGCGATATCTCGAAAATTCGTCCGGGATGGGCTTTGTGTGACGGTACAAACGGCACGCCGGATTTGACGGATCGCTTTGTGGTTGGGGCCGGCAAGGCATACGAAGTTGGCGCTGTCGGAGGTAGTGCAGACGCGGTGGTCGTAAGCCACTCGCATGGCGCCTCAGCAAGCACAGGGGGCTATCACGGGCACTCAGCGAGTACGAGCAGTGCCGGCAGTCACAGACACCTGTCGGGAAAGGCTGAAGCGAACGACTTCGCAAGCGCCTATGGCGGTGTGTCAGGATCCTCGAGGCATCGCCGAGAAGGGCTTACCGGTAGCAACGCGTCAACGTACCACTACACATCGACAGCAGGCGGCCATAGCCACAGTGTGTCTGTGAGCGGCAATGGTAGCCACTCGCACTCAATCTCGGTCCAATCTGCAGGTGAAGACGGCAAAGGTAAGAATTTACCCCCGTACTACGCACTCGCTTTCATCATGAAACTGTAGCGACAAAGGAGGCAGGCGTGACGTGGTATTCACTTGATCTTACAGAACCTGCAACCGCTGGTGCGGCGTCAGATGCCGCCGATCCAAGCCTGGAGGCTATACCGGGAGCGATCGAGACCTCGACAGCGTCACTGGCTGCTATTTCGTCTCGCAGCAAGTGGAAGCCCGGCGATCTGGCTTCGGGAGCCGGCGGCATCGTTGAGCAACGTGCAGCGCTTTCTGACCTGCTGGCCAGTGGTGGGCAGGTCGTCACCATCCACCCCTGGACTCAAGGGGCCGGCGACACTGGGAACGGGGTTAGAAGCGAACCCGCGCGCGGGTGGTTGAGCCCGGCCCAGGCAGTTCAGGCTCTGGTAGACAAGCTCAAGGACAAACTGGATCCAGCAAAGGATGAATCCGAAGAATTGTTGCTGATCATGGTCAGCGGCAGCGACTACGGAAGCTGGGCCCGTTCGTTGGCGGCGTTCAATTCAGTTTTGCCTTTGGGTGATCTTTCTTTGTGCCAGCGTCGCGCCGAGCAGTTGGCCACCCTGGAAGCTGACAAGCGGCAGCGCATCGCGGCATCACATAACCCACGATGGCGGCGCCTGAACGGACAACAGCATGGGACGGGCGCGGCTATTCGGACGCAGCTTGGTGCGCTGTTGGCAAGGGTTGAAACACTGTCCAGCGATACGGATCCGCTAATGGACCTGCAGGCGTTTCTGGACAACCGGACGGCAATGCTCACGGAAAGGCAGCGGGCATGGGATGACTTGCGCGGAACATTGGGCCCGACGACACAGCAGCTTTACGTTGCGGCCGGTGGAAGTCCGGAGGGACTGGCGGCACAACTGCAGCAATCCTCGCCACCGAATCCCGGCGCCCCGCTTTGCGCTTTGGTGGCCGTGACGGGCCCGGCTGGTTGTCTGAGTTACTTCAAAGAGGTTGTAGGCCAATGATTCTTTCTAACGGAGATACGGAATATCTGGTACCCGGCAAGGATCTTTCGGTATCACTGGCTATGCCATTGGCCCGGAAGGATATCAGCGGTCAGACCAGCAGCACCGACACCGTTACGGCTGGGAATAAGGCCAAAAAGTTAAGCGTTGCTCTGACGTTAACCTTTGCTGAGGGCAACGCGCTGCGCCGGCTTTCCTCTGTAGCGGAAGCGATCGACGACAGCGGTGACCCGCTGACGTACACCATTGCCGACGACCTGGCCGAGGCAATGAATATCCGCCAGGTGCGCTTTGCTGAATCGCTGCGGGTGGATCCCCAAACCGGAAAAAGAGCGTGGACGGTTCGATTTACCCTGGCTGAACACCTGAGCGTCGCGGAGAAGCGAGAGCAACGCGCGGAAGAGCCCACGCCAAATGCGAGGGAGACGGCCGGCGAGAATGTCAGCGCCAGTAATACCAGCGCGGCCGTGCCCAACGGGGTGCAGATGACAGGGTTTGAGCAGTTCCTTAGCAGCGTCGACAAGGCGTTGCCGCAGGCGCCTGGAGGTAATGGCAATGCGTCTGCATAAACGGTTGGCGATCGGCGGCGATCGCTATCCGCTGGTAAGCGATCAACTGACCCTGGAGCTTTCAACGCCAGGGCGGGCCGTTTTCACCATTCAGGCGACCGGCCCGGTTTCGGGGCTGGTGCAGCTTTGCGTCGGGTATGACGCGAAAACGATCCCGGTCTACATGTTGGGTTATGTCGAGCAGTGCCAGGCACTGGACGCAAAGCAGCGGCGCGTGGTGGTTCGTGAGTTGCCGGCAACGCTGAACCGGCGCGTGCCGCTGTCTCTCAGGCACTGCCGCGCGTCTGAGGTGCTGCGGGCTGTCACTGATCAGACTGGTCTGGCGTTTTCAATGGGTGAGGGCGCCTGGAGTGAAGTGATGCTACCGCGCTTTGCTCATCGAGGCGGCGGCTATATGGCCTTGGACAACCTGGGCCAGGCTCTGGAGATCCCCCGCTTTATTTGGCAGCAACAGCCTGACGGCCGCGTGTATTTTGGTAGCTGGGATTCGTCGCCCTTTGGCGGATCCACGGTTCCGGTACCGATCGCGCGGCTGACCCGGCAAAGCGCCGCCAATGGGGCAACGCTGCCCGTGGTACCGGCTTTGCGGCCAGGTGTGCGGATAAGCATCGCCGGCGGGCAACCCGTGTACATCACGCGGGTGGAAATCATGGGTGTGGACATGCGGATTCGCTGGAGCCTGAACCCTTGGGATAATCGTTTGAAAAAGGAGGTGGCGGCGTGATCGAGACTGTGCGGCGCCTGGTGTCCCGAATGTTTCCTGAGCTGGTGGCTGGCTATCACCTACCGGTTTTCGCGGTTGTTGAGGGCATCGCCGATTCACCCGTTGAAGGCGGTCTGGCCGATCCCTACCGGCCGCGCTGGGCGGTGGACCTGCAGCTATTGGATGAGAATGGCCGCCCTGATACCGATCAGCCCCTGCTGGAATCGGTACCGGTCACGGTGCCCGGAGTAGGGCACGAGCGGGGCCAGTTCGCGCTACCACAGCCGGGCACCGTTGTTGAGGTTGCCTGGGCATACGGCCGGGCTGATCAACCATTCGTGCGTTCTGTGCTTCCTTTTCGGCAAAGCCTGCCGGCCTGCGACCGATACGAGCAGGTTTGGCAGCAGCGCGATGGTGTGGCCCAAAAGGTAGATAACGAGGGCGATTGGACCCGAACCACAAACGCGAGCATTACGGATGCCAGCGAAGTCCATTTGACCCAGACGCTGGAGAAGATCGACCAGCTACAGAACGAAGTGCGCGAAATCCTCGAGCATTCAGTGGAACACATCGGCGGCATCAAGCAGACCGAGGCCGGGACCATCAAGATGATGGCGGAATCCACGGTACACGCAGGATCCGGGGGAAGCCTGAACATGACGGCTGCAGGGGACCAAAACCACATCGCCGGCGGATCCTTGAATCAGATCACCGGAAAAGACTTGGTGCAGGACATCGGACAGAACGTTAGCCGTACCGTGGCCGGTTCGGTTTCGGATACTGTCTCGCTCGACTATTCGCAGACAGTGGCGGGTACGGCCTCGATCACGGTCAAGGCGGATATGACGATGATGAGCCAGGGTAATGCCCAGATGGGTAGTGCGGGTACAACCACTGTTTCGGCTGCTGGGCCATTGGTGCTGCAGGGGGCTAATGTTTGGATAGGTTCGCCTGCTGTCAATTTGCTGGCTGTAATTGGCGCATTCATGCAGTCGACTAGTGATGCTCTGACTGTTTTATCAACGCATACTCATCCAAGCGTTGGGACTATAAACGAAGGAAGCAGTATTGCTTCATGCGCAGCAGCGATTAACAGTAATAAAACTACAGTTGATGGATTGCAGAAGTAACCTTTTGCACAATATTTTCGACAGTATGCTTGCGCGGCATGTCCGCCCTGTCGACTCCTATTTGCGCTTGAGGCCAACG